TTCAAGCAGAAGCAGTTCTGGATGTCACTGGTAGTGTAACTGCTATTAGATATCGCAGTGCTGGAGCTGGATATACGTTTACCCCAACTGTGGAATTTGATCCCGTTGAAGATCCATCATTCGGAGACTATGAACTCGGAATGATTGTTGAAGGACTTCAGAGTGGAACAAAAGGTTACGTCAAATCGTGGAATCTTCCCAATAGAGAACTTGAACTCACAAGAGTTGATGGTAGTTTCATTATTGGAGAGTCTGTTGTCGGAACTGGCGTCAGTTACACAATCTCTAGTATTGATTTTGGAAGCGGCGACCTTGGGTTTGCCGATAACCAAGATATCGAAGAAGAAGCAGACAAAATTCTTGACTTCTCTGAAAGGAACCCATTTGGCGAGTTCTAAATAGTTAATAATTGGTCTTATCATGTTAGCACCTCATTTTTATCACCAGGTCATCCGAAAGACAATCATTGCCTTTGGAACCCTGTTCAACAACATGGAGGTTCGCACCAAGACAAGTGCTGGTGAAGATCTCAGTGTAGTAAAAGTCCCCATTGCATATGGACCTGTACAAAAGTTTTTGGCTAGACTCGAACAGAGACCCGAGTTAAGAACCGAAGGTACAGTAAGAACTGCAACTAGTGTAGATCTTCCACGAATGTCTTTCGAGATGGTAGGCATTCAATATGATGGATCCAGAAAAGTTTCTGCAATGCAGACTTTTAAGGCAGTAAATACTTCCACTGGACAACTGGCAAAAACTTATATGCCAGTTCCATATAACATCAATATACAATTAAACATTTTAGCTCGACTGAATGAAGACGCTCTTCAATTAGTAGAACAAATTCTCCCATACTTCCAACCAAGTTTTACAGTAACCATTGACATGTTGGAAGTTTTGGGTGAAAAGAAAGATGTGCCGATTACTCTCGATAGTATTAGTTTCGAAGACAACTACACTGAGGATTATTTGACAAGAAGAGAGATTGTTTATACATTAAACTTCTCTGCAAAAACTTACATGTATGGACCTCTGCCTTCTACAAATGAGGGTCTCATCAAGAAGGTCCAAGTCGATTACATGACAGATACTTCGAATCTCAAGACAGGTTCAAGACAAGTTCGTTATACGGCAGAACCTCTTGCAATTCAAGATTATAACAACGATCAAACAACAACATTGGCAGAAGTTATTGATGGAAGAGTTGTTTCCTTCCAGGTATCTGATGCCGTAAGTCTTGTTAAGGACACTTTCATTGAAATTGATACTGAAGTGATGAAGATCAAATCTATTTCTCAGAATAGAATCACCGTTCTTCGTGGACAGTATAGCACATTAATTACTGCACATGATGTGGGTACACCAATCAACGTAATTACACCCGCCGACACAGAACTCATCGAACCTGCAGATGACTTTGGATTCAGTGAGTTTAAATATGATTATAATGATGGCAAAGTTTACAGTCCTTCTAAAGGGGAAGATGTATGAGTGGTTTTGATGAAATAGATCAGGCTTTAAATATTGAATCTACTCCTATAGAAAAGGAGATTGTCAAGAAGTCTCCTGTTCCAAAGGTAAGAGATTCAAAAGCTGAATCGGATAAAGATTATGAATATACAAGAGCGCAGTTATACTCTCTGATTGAGAAAGGACAAGAAGCCGTGAATGGCATTTTAGAATTATCTCAAGAGAGTGATTCTCCAAGGGCCTATGAAGTTGCAGGTCAACTTATCAAGAGTGTTGCGGACGCAACAGACAAGTTGATCGATCTTCAACAAAAAATGAAAAACTTAAATAAAGAAGAATCTAGAGGACCATCAAGCGTTACAAATAATGCTTTGTTCATCGGTTCAACTTCAGATCTTCAGAAGTTTTTGAAACAAGGAGGAACAGATAATGATAAGAAAAAGAAATAGAGCCCTAAAAGAATTGGAACAGTCTTTGGTAGATATGATTAAAAAAAATCTTATTAGTCAAAGGCAATCTATACTTGGACCAAAAGAAAAGATGACAGCAAAAGAACTCAGGAATAAATCTGAGGTGGAAATGATTATGCTTGCTAAATTAACCACAATTCCACACACTATTAAATTGAAGAAAAAACAGAAGTAATTATGCCTTCCAATACTGACGTATATCTTGGTAATCCTAATCTAAAAAGAACCAATGTCGCTGTAGAATGGACAGAGGAAACGATTAGAGAATATTTGAAATGTAAGGAAGATCCCGTCTACTTTACAGAGAATTATATCAAGATCATTAACTTGGATGAGGGTCTTGTTCCCTTTGAGATGTATCCTTTCCAAGAAAAGTTGGTAAAAAACTTCCATAATAATAGATTTAATATCTGCAAGATGCCTAGACAGTCGGGTAAGTCCACGACTGTTGTCTCGTATCTTCTGCATTATGCACTATTCAATGACAGTGTTAACATTGGTATTCTTGCAAACAAAGCTGCTACGGCAAGAGAACTCTTAGGTAGACTACAAACTGCATATGAGGCACTACCACACTGGATGCAACAGGGTGTAGCGGTTTGGAACAGAGGTTCCGTAGAACTAGAAAACAAATCGAAGATTATTGCTGCATCGACATCTGCATCTGCTGTTCGAGGCATGTCGTTCAACATCATCTTCTTGGACGAATTTGCGTTCATTCCAAACCACATTGCAGACGACTTCTTCAGTTCTGTATATCCCACTATTTCGTCTGGTAAATCCACAAAGGTTATTATCGTTTCTACCCCCAAGGGTATGAATCACTTCTACAGGTTATGGCATGATGCCGAACTTGGTAGGAATGAATATGTAACTACGGACGTTCACTGGTCAGAAGTTCCTGGTCGTGATGAGGCATGGAAAGAACAAACAATCAAGAACACGTCAGAAGCTCAGTTCCGAGTTGAGTTTGAATGTGAGTTCCTCGGATCTATTGATACCTTGATTGCTCCTGCCAAATTGAAGTCAATGACATATGACGAACCAGTTGGCAAAAGTAGTGGAGGAGATATTTTCATCAATCCAATCAATGATCACAATTATATCATTACTGTTGACGTTGCTAGAGGTGTAGAAAAAGACTATTCGGCTTTTGGAGTTTTTGACGTTACATCATTCCCATACAAGTTAGTAGCAAAATATAGAAACAATACAATCAAACCAATGCTCTTTCCAAGCGTTATTCATGAGTTTGCAAAGGCGTACAATAATGCATATGTGTTATGTGAGGTGAATGATATTGGAGATCAGGTCGCATCTATTATACAGTATGATCTTGAATATCAAAACTTATTGATGTGTTCCATGAGGGGTAGAGCGGGTCAAGTTGTTGGACAAGGATTCTCTGGCAAAAAGACTCAACTCGGAGTGAAGATGAGTAAAACTGTCAAACAAGTTGGCGCATTGAATCTCAAGTCTCTTATTGAAGCAGATAAACTTCTTATCAATGATTATGATACTATTGCCGAATTGACCACGTTTGTTCAAGCAAAGAATTCATTCCAGGCTGAAGAAGGTTGTAATGATGACCTCGCAATGTGCCTTGTTATTTTTGCTTGGTTGGTTGCTCAGGACTACTTCAAAGAAATGACGGACGACGATATCCGTAAAAGATTATATGAGGAACAGAAGAATCAGATTGAACAGGATATGGCACCATTTGGATTTATGAGTGATGGACTCGATGATGAATCATTTGTAGATGGTGATGGAGATAGATGGCATACAGATGAATATGGTGACAGATCTTTCATGTGGGAATACTACTAATGGACTTAGGAGACGAGTTTGATCTAGAACACCTATTTCTCACAGAGAGGAGATGTAGATCTTGTGGTATAACAAAAGACCTTCTTACGGACTTTTATAGAACAAGAAGAGATAGAACTACGTTGTCTGCCTATTCATATGAGTGTAAGGAATGCACAAAAAAACGAGTTTCTGATGCAAGAAAGGCGGTAATAAAAAAGGTCGTCGATAAGATGACCACTAACATTTTCGACAGATGGGAATATCCAGACTGGTAAAGAGTTCATGCACTGTTTCCCCAGTGAAAAAAGACAAAAATCTAAATAATAGCAGAGAAATGAACTTCTTCAGAGGACTAAGACATGGCGTTAAATTTAGTATCACCTGGTGTCAAGGTAAGAGAAGTTGACTTAACTATTGGTAGGATTGACGGTATTAATGATCAGGTCGGCGCTATCGCTGGTCCTTTCGCACAAGGCCCAGTTGGAGTACCCATCTTAGTTGAAACAGAACAGGACCTCCTCAATACTTTTGGCAAACCTTACTCTGCCGATTCCCAGTACGAATATTGGCATACTGCATCTTCCTATCTGTCGTATGGCGGTGTTCTTCGCGTAATCAGAACAGATGGAGCAGGATTATCCAACGCAAACATTCCAGTTGGTGTTGCTGTTACTGATCTGAAGGTAACTTCTAGCGAAGATTACTTCACCAACCATGCAGAAGCAGGTGGAGATTGGTACTATGCTGCAAGAAACCCAGGATCCTGGGCCAACGGCGTAAAGGTTTGTGTGGTTGATGGACTTGCTGACCAAAGACTCGGTGTTGGAACCGATGGTCTTGCCGTAGGATATGCACTCACCGCAGGATTCTCCACATCGGTCGCAAACTCTGATGGTACTGTTGGAGTACACACAGGATTCATCAAGGGAATCATTACCCAAATCAACGTAGGTTCTATCGATGTTAAATTGACATCGAGATATAATGGAACCACTGATATGTGGGAATCCATTAACTACGAAGAAGGAAGTTCTACCGCAGCCTTCCAGGGGTATGATGATAGATTCTTGGTTGGTATTAACACTCTGGGTCTCGATAACTTCGAGAACAGATATAGAATCTATGATAACGCTGGTGCAGAACAACAGGTAGAAAGATATAGATTTGGTGGTAGTGTCGGTAGTGCATCTTCCATCGTTTCTCTCGACAGCTTCGACAGCAGATATATCACTTTCGGTGATACTCTGAAGTCTCTCAACGGAACTCTTGAGGCAACTGTTGTTGGTTTCACAACTGATGCATCTCCTGGTGTTATCCTGAGTCAGACTGCTGGTGTTGGTATGGCAAATACCACATTCATCGTTAAGTCTGGTATCGGAACTGGTCTGATGCTGACCAACGTCAACACTGCAGTTGACTGGTACAATCAGCAACACCTGGGTCTGACCAATACCACCGTATATTGGAAGAACATCGCTCCTCGTCCTGGTACTTCCGAGTACACAGCTGAGAGAAGTGGCAATCATGACGAAGTACACGTTGTTGTTGTTGACGATAACGGAGAGATTTCTGGAACCGCTGGAACAATCCTCGAAAAGTGGACTGGACTTTCTAAGGCTGCAGATGCGAAGATCTCCCCATCTACAAATATCTACTACAAGGACTACATTGCAAACTTCTCCAACAATATCTACGTTGGTTCTGCACATGCTGGCATCGGTGTTAGATTCACCTCTCTTGGTGGTTACACCGTAGACAACGCTGGATCCTGGGGCGGAAACGCACAAGGAGTTACCTACAATGCAGTTGGTGCCAAATCTTGGACCCTTCAGTCTGGTAACGATTACGGTGGTGAAGGTCGTTTCAATGTTGAATTGGGTGATGTTGTTTCTGGTTACTCTGTTCTGGAGAACCCCGCAGAGTACTCGGTCAACTTCCTGATCCAAGGACCTTCTGGTGGATCTACAATCTATGAAGCACAAGCCAAGGCACAAAAACTGATGGCGATTGCTTCGACCCGTAAGGATTGTATCGCATGTATCTCTCCATACAGAGATGGTGTTGTTAATGTAACCAATTCGGATACACAGACACAGAACGTCATCAACTTCTATGATGCACTGCCCTCTAACTCCTATGCAGTGTTTGATTCTGGATACAAGTACATGTATGACAGATTCAACAATACCTTCAGATATATTCCTCTGAATGGTGACATTGCTGGTCTGATGGCAAGAACGTCCATTAATTCCTTCCCATGGTTCTCGCCCGCTGGATCTACCAGAGGCGCGATCAACAATGCAATCAAACTTGCATACAACCCATCTCAATCTCAAAGAGATCTTCTCTATCCTAAGAGAATTAACCCAGTTATGTTCAGCCCTGGTGCAGGCATGATTCTCTTTGGTGATAAGACTGCTCTCAAAGTTGCTTCCGCATTTGACAGAATCAATGTTCGCCGTTTGTTCCTCACCATTGAGGCGACAATCGAGAGAGCTGCAAGAGCTCAACTGTTTGAGTTCAATGACGTTCTCACCAGAACCAACTTCCTGAACATCGTCGAACCATATCTCCGCGATGTTAAGGCAAAGAGAGGTATTAGTGACTTCGTAGTTATCTGCGACGAAACTAACAACACCCCTGATGTCATCGATGCTAACCAGTTCAAGGCAGACATCTTTGTCAAGCCCGCAAGATCGATTAACTTCATTGGTCTCACCTTCGTGGCTACAAGAACTGGAGTTAGCTTTGACGAAGTGATCGGCGCCGCCTGATCTCTGATTTAAATCCAATAATTAATTAACGAGGACAACTCCAATGTCAGTCAATCATCCAAAGATCAATCAAAGGACCATTGAGGATTTCAAATCGAAGCTCATCGGTGGTGCTGCAAGACCAAACCTGTTCGAAGTTGAAATGGCCTTCCCCTCTTTTGTTGAGGGGGGAAGTGACAATCAACTTCTCGAAAAAACCAGATTCATGATTAAGGCAGCGAACCTGCCTGCATCCAACGTCAATGTTATTGAGGTTCCCTTCAGAGGAAGAAACCTCAAGATTGCTGGTGACAGAACATTCGATGTCTGGACCATCACGGTCATCAATGATATCGATTTCGGCATCAGAAATGCATTCGAAAGATGGATGAATGGAATCAACAAGCATGATAATGCTACTGGTTTCATCAACCCCGCTCAGTATCAGGTAGACGCAAAAGTCTTCCAACTCGGAAGAAACACCGTCAAGAGCACAGAAAACGCCTCCCCAAGTGGAGTTCCTATTTCTGGTTCTGAGAATGTACCTGTTCTCAAGGCATATCAGTTCCATGGTATCTTCCCAACTAACGTTGGTGCAATCGAATTGTCTTACGACAACTCCGATACCATCGAAGAGTTCACCGTTGATCTGCAAGTTCAGTGGTGGGATGCCCTTGACCCACAAGGTAAAACTCAATTAGGTACTGAAGCACAGACAGCTGAACCAGCAGGAGACTCTCAGCGTTCCTAATAAAAAACCTTTTAGCCATGAACTCATAAATATATGGGTAACAGCCCATATTGCTTGATTCATGGCTAAATTATTTGGTTTCAAAATAGAGGACGAGTCTAAGGATAACTCTAAGGGGATTGTTTCACCCGTACCTAAGACAGATGAAGACTCCTCTGACTATTATGTTTCAAGTGGCTTTTACGGTCAGTATGTAGACATCGATGGTGTTTACAAATCAGAAGCTGATTTAATCAAACGTTATAGAGAGATGGCGCTGCATCCAGAAGTGGACAGCGCCATTGAAGACATTATAAACGAAGCAATTGTATCGGACCAGAACGATTCTCCAGTTCAGATTGATTTGGAGAACGTGCCTGCGTCCGATTCTTTAAAGAAATTAATTAGAAAAGAGTTCACTAAAGTCAAGGAACTCTTAGATTTCGACAAAAAGTGTCACGAAATTCTTAGAAACTGGTATGTTGATGGTAGAGTCTTTTACCACAAGGTAATTGATATCAATAAGCCAGAAGACGGATTAAAAGAAGTTAGATATATTGATCCCCTAAAGATCAAGTTTGTAAGAAAACTCAAGCAAGACAACTCCTTAAACTCTGCGATTAGAAGAGCTTCTGGTTTAGCAGAAGCTGTAGATACTCCAGAGATCGAAGAGTACTATTTGTATGATCCCCAAGCAACTCAGGCAAAAAACAACCTGGGTGGAATTGGTCAAGCATCATATAAAGATCAACTACAGAAAGTAAAAATTGCTCCCGACGCTATCACTTTCTGCCACTCTGGTTTAGTTGATAGAAACAAACAAACCATTCTTTCCTATCTTCACAAAGCAATTAAGGCACTCAATCAACTTCGTATGATTGAAGACAGTCTTGTTATCTACAGATTGTCTCGTGCTCCAGAAAGAAGAATTTTCTATATTGACGTAGGTAATCTACCAAAAATTAAGGCAGAACAATATCTGCGTGACGTGATGAATCGTTATCGTAATAAGTTAGTCTATAACGCAGCGACTGGGGAAGTTAAAGATGATCGCAAGCATATGAGTATGCTTGAAGATTTCTGGCTTCCTCGTCGTGAAGGTGGTCGTGGTACTGAAATCACAACTCTTCCTGGTGGACAGAACTTAGGTGAACTGTCTGACATTGAGTATTTCCAGAAGAAACTATACAGAGCACTTGGTGTTCCCGAGTCTCGTATTGCTGGATCTGGAGAAGGTTTCAATCTTGGTCGTTCTTCCGAAATTCTTAGAGACGAAATTAAGTTTACTAAATTCGTCGGCAGAATGAGAAAGAGATTTGCAAATGTCTTCAATGACATGCTCAAAACTCAACTCATTCTGAAGAATATCGTTTCTCCAGAAGATTGGGAGATTCTTTCTGATCATATCCAATACGACTTTGTTTATGACAACCATTTCTCCGAACTCAAAGAAACTGAGTTGATGAATGAGAGATTGGCAGTCGTCGGCGCCGTTGAACCTTATCTTGGAAAATATTTCTCTACTGGTTATGTGAGAAGAAATATTCTCAAGTTCACTGATACTGAAATTGAGGAGATGGATAAAGAGATCGAAAGAGAGATCGCAGATGGCAAAATCATGGATCCCGTCGTAGCACAACAAGCTGAGATGGGTGCGGCCATGGGAATGGATATGGGTGAACCAATTAATGAACCCGAGTTAGATGGATCTGCAACAGAGGCTCCAGAGATGCCTCAAGGCGGAGAAATCTAATAAACACATAAATAGGGGTGTAGCCACTACATAATTATGGATGATTTAATTAATATGGTTGTGGGAAATGAGTCTCCTTCTGAGATTCATGCCAAAATCAAGGACCTTTTGACACAGAAGGCTTCTGACAATGTTGAGGTTGTTACCCCTGCGGTAAGTGCTTCAATGTTCGGTGGACCAAATCCTTATCTGGATGAACCTCAATCGGACGAAGAAGATTTTGAACAACCCGAAGGCGAAATGGATTCTTCTGAGGAAGAACCTATTGAGAGTCCTACTGCGGAAGTAGAGACTGAATATGATGAGGAAGAAGAAAACTAAGCTTTACTTAAAATGAAACTCATTACAGAAGAAATCGAATCAGCAAAGATTCTTATCGAAGAAAAAGACGGTAAGAAGTCTATGTTTATTGAAGGCGTTTTTCTGCAGGGAAACCTGAAGAATAGAAATAATCGTATGTATCCTGTTGAAATTCTCGAAAGAGAAGTTCAGAGATATACAGAGTCGTTTATTTCTAAAGGACGTGCCCTTGGTGAACTCGGACATCCCGATGGACCAACGGTTAATCTGGATAGAGTTTCTCACAAGATTGTTGACCTTCATAGAGAAGGAACCAACTTTATTGGTAAAGCAAAACTGCTTGACACTCCAATGGGTGTCATCGCAAAGTCCTTATTGGATGAAGGTGTAACTCTCGGAGTTTCTTCGAGAGGTATGGGTAGCCTCCGTGATACACAGGAAGGTTACAAAGTCGTAGGTGAAGATTTCATGTTAGCAACTGCTGCTGATATCGTCGCTGATCCTTCTGCTCCTGATGCATTTGTCAACGGCATCATGGAAGGGGTTGAGTGGATCTGGGATGCTGGAATCCTCAAAGCAAAATCTACTCCATCCTCTGAAATCATTCAGGTTAATGAGGTTGCAGTAGTAGAACCTGAGCCCCAACAGGAGTTACAGGTTGAACAAAAGATCGAAAAAACTAAGAAAACTATAAATAACTTAGTGGATCAAGGAAGACTTGACGAGATGAAACTGGAGTTGTTCCAGTCATTCCTGTCAAATCTTTAATTTATAAATAAATATAGATTACGATATCTACAACGATTAAAAGGAGAGTTCAAATGTCTCGTGGGGATTTACAGGAAATGGAAGCAGGCACTAAGCAATCCAAAACCGCTGTCAATTCTGGCGCCGCTGCTGGCGATGCAATGCCAAAGGCACCAAATTATGTACCTCAAGCAGGTGCTGTAGAAGATCTCGGTGGTCCTACCCCTGAGAACTCCAAGCCAGATGATGATTCTAATAAACTCGCTACTCCTACTAAGACCATCAAACAGGTCAAGGATGTAGTCAATAAAGGTGCGGGTGCTGCTGATCCAATGCCAGCTGGTCTGAAGAAGACTGGTTACGGCGAAGAAACCGAAGCTTCGGCTGAGGATACAATTGCGGAAGAAGAAACTACCGAAGAGGAAGTTGTGGCAGAAGAAGAAATCAGCATCGACGCAGCTATTGATGAGGACGTAAATGCCCTCCTGAGTGGCAGCGAACTCTCCGAAGAGTTCAGAGCAAAAGCAAAACTCGTTTTTGAAACTGCTCTGGCAGCTAAAGTAGATGAAGTAACCCAATCTCTACAGGAACAGTACGAAACAAAGCTTGTTGAGGAAGTAGAAGCCATCAAGGTTGAACTCACCGAGCGTACCGATTCCTACCTTGAGTATGTCGCAGAGGAATGGTTAGAGGAGAATGCTATTGCTGTTGAGCGTGGCATTAAGACTCAAATGACCGAATCTTTCCTCCAAGGCATGAAAGAGCTTTTTGAAGCACATTATGTATCAATCCCTGAAGATAGATATGATGTACTTGAGTCTATGGTAGACAAACTTGATGAAATGGAGACAAAACTCAACGAGCAGATTGAGAGAAACATCACACTGAACAAGCGTCTGGGTGATGCCACTGCTCAAACAATCTTGAATAATGTTGCAGAAGGTTTAGCTGTTTCCCAAAAGGAAAAGCTTGCTTCCCTTGCAGAAAGTGTTGAGTTTGAAAGTGAAGAAAGCTATCGTGAGAAACTGGCAACCTTAAAAGAGGCATATTTTGCCCAGAAGTCCAGTGCTCCGAAAGGAAGTGTAGCTCAAGAGTTAACCGAAGAAGCAAGCCATCAAGAAACTCATGTTTCTTCTTCCATGGCAGCTTATCTCCAAGCACTCAATAGCGCATCTTCTAGCAAGTGATTTTTTTAAACTAAAACACAAGGTAAGCAAACAATGCAACAACAAATCAATTACACCCACCTCACCGAGAAGTGGGCTCCTCTGCTTGATGCAGACGGCATCGACAAGATCAAAGACTCCCACAGACGCAACGTAACCGCTGCTCTGCTCGAGAACCAAGAGAACATGCTGCGTGAGAACGCACAGTTCCTCGGAGAAGCTTCCCCCACCAACTCCGCTGGTACTGGTGGATTCTCTGGTTCCGCTGCTGAGGCTGGCCCTGTTGCTGGTTTCGACCCCGTTCTGATCTCCCTGATCAGACGCGCAATGCCTAACCTGGTCGCTTATGACCTGGCTGGCGTTCAGCCCATGAGCGGTCCTACTGGACTCATCTTCGCAATGCGCTCCCGTTACACCAACCAGAGTGGTACTGAGGCCCTGTTCAACGAGCCTGATACTGCATTCTCTGGTCAGGACGACGACCAGTCCCTCACAGGCGGTTTCTCTGACGTTGCTGCTGGTTTCGGTACTGGTGCTCAGTCTGGTTCTAACCCCTCTGTTCTGAACCCTGTTGGTTCTGCAACCACCTCTGCTTACAACGTTGGTCAGGGTATGACCACTGGTGAGTCTGAGGCACTGGGCGATGGCGCTAACAACCACTTCCAAGAGATGGCATTCTCGATCGAGAAGGTCACCGTTACTGCGAAGTCCAGAGCGCTGAAAGCTGAGTACAGCCTTGAGCTTGCACAAGACCTGAAGGCAATCCACGGTCTGAACGCTGAAGCGGAACTCGCCAACATTCTCTCCACCGAGATTCTGGCTGAGATCAACCGCGAAGTTATCCGTACCATCTACAAGATTGCTGAGCAGGGTGCAACCCTCAACACCGCAACTCCTGGTGCATTCGACCTCGACGTTGACTCCAACGGACGTTGGTCTGTTGAGAAGTTCAAGGGTCTTCTGTTCCAAATCGAAAGAGATGCGAACCAGATCGCTCAAAGAACTCGTAGAGGGAAGGGCAACACCATCCTCTGCTCCGCAGACGTTGCCTCCGCTCTGACCATGGCTGGTCTCCTCGACTACACCCCTGCACTCAACGCTAACCTGAACGTTGATGACACTGGCAACACCTTTGCTGGTACTCTCGCAGGTAAGTTCAAGGTCTACATTGACCCATTTGCTGCAAACAACGCTGCAGATCAGTACTACGTTGTCGGTTACAAGGGTTCTTCCCCTTACGACGCAGGTCTGTTCTACTGCCCATATGTTCCCCTCCAGATGGTTCGTGCCGTCGGTCAGGACACCTTCCAGCCCAAGATTGGCTTCAAGACTCGTTACGGTATCGTTGCAAACCCATTTGCAGAAGGAACCGATCAGGGTCTGGGTCGCCTGCGCGCCAACACCAACCGTTACTACAGAAGAGTCAAGGTCCAAAACCTCATGTGATCCATTTCACACTCTTCTCCAGAGACCCTTCGGGGTCTCTTTTTTTATGTCTACATATAATAGTGATTGTAATATTATGCCTTTCTATTTGCCGACTCATTATCTCTCAGAAACAGTTGAACATCAAATGATGTTCCAGACTCCATTGTTTCAACTGAGTTTTGATGACATTGATAATAGAAAGATCGAAAAAGAAATCTACGATCTAAGAGAAAAAGACGAGGGTTGCGTTAGATCAAATAGAGGTGGATGGCACAGTCAAACATATAGTGACGACACCTTCTCTCCTATCATTGATGCGATAAAAAAATCCCTGCCTTTATTACCATTTTGGCCAGAACTAGAACTGAAACAACATGGTGCATGGGCAAATATCAATGGACCAGGATCGTATAACATTGCACATACTCACCCACATGTAGACCTTTCTGGCGTCTACTATGTAAAAGTACCCGAGGGTGATTGCGGATCCATTACTTTCTATGATCCAAGAGAAGTTATGTCCTATGGCAATGTTTTTCTAAATGAAAGATACATTGGAGGAGATAACTGCCCAAGATTTCCTGTTGAAGGAAATATGTATATCTTCCCCTCTGCACTCAAACATTCCGTTGAACAGAACAATACTTCGGAAGATAGGATTTCAATCTCGTTCAACTTATGGTTCTAAATACAAATAAAAAGTTACATGACTTACTCTGGTAACGATAGGGCTACTGCCTGGGATAGGCAGATCAGAAACAGGAATTTCTTATCTCCAATTGGATTTAAGTTCAACCTACAAAAGGCACCTACAGTTGACTTCTTTTCGCAGTCAGCAAACATTCCGTCGATCGATTTGGGAGTTGCTGTACAGTCAACTTATCTGAAGGATATTCCTGTACCAGGAGACAAGTTAGTCTTTAATGATTTCACTATCAAATTTTTGGTGGATGAAAACCTAAAGAATTACTTAGAAATTTCAAATTGGATGAGATCTCTGGGATACCCAGAGTCTTTGAGTGAAGCCATTCCACTCAACACACAGGCATATTCTGATGGTGGTCTAGTCATCTTCAACAGTAATATGCAATCTGTTGCTAGGGTGAATTTCAAAGACATGTTCCCAGTTCAACTGACTCAAGTCGAATTTGACGCTCAAACACCTGATATAAATTATATTGTGGCAGAAGCCACATTTAAATACACTGTCTTTGATATTACAAGTTTGATAGATGACACTTGATGAAATTCAATCGTTATGGGAAGAAGACGCTAAGATCGACAATGACGACCTGCACTTAGAGTCTACAAAAATTCCAACATTACATGCCAAATACTATAGGATCTATAACAATATCCTAACGTTAAAAAAGGCACAAGAAAATAAATTCAAAATTTTAAGAAAAGAAAAATGGGAGTATTACACAGGTAAGGCAAGACCTGAGGTGTATGCAGAAAAACCATTTGATTTTAAAGTTTTGAAAGCAGATATCGATAAGTATCTTGATGCAGATGAAGAACTTATCAAATGCCTAACTAAAGTTGAGTACCATCAAATGATGCTTAATTATTTGGATAGTATTCTCAAAACCATTCTTAATAGAACATATCAGATTAAGAATTCAATTGAATGGCAGAGGTTTATTCGTGGATATGACTGATCTTGTTATCTCTAAGAAGAACGAAGTTTTTCTTACCGTAGAGGCAGAACCCTATATTAATCAGGAACTTGCGGACTATTTTACGTTCGATGTTCCTGGTGCGAAATTTATGCCCCAGTATCGTAGTAAGTATTGGGACGGAAAGATTCGTTTGTTCTCTACTGCCAACGGAGAGATCTACGTCGGACTCTTAGACAAGATCGTTTCTTGGGCAAAGAAATGCAATTATACCGTGAGTTTCAAAGATAATAAATTCTACGGAACACCCTTCGAACGAAATGATAATATTTCAAAAGAAGGAGTAAAAGATTATATTTCGTCCATTGCAAAACATAAACCCAGAGACTATCAGATTGAAGGTGTTTATGATGCGTTAAAGTACAATAGAAGACTTTTAATATCTCCAACTGCTTCTGGCAAATCTTTGATGATTTATTCAATTGTCAGATACTTTACTGAACATAACAAAAAGATTTTGCTTGTTGTACCAACCACTTCTCTGGTCGAACAAATGTTCAAAGACTTTGAAGACTATGGTTGGAATGCAGAACAGTACTGCCACAAGATCTATTCTGGTAGAGAGAAGTATGATAAACGCCAAGTTACTATTACAACTTGGCAATCAATCTACAAGTTGGAGAAAAAGTTTTTTGCTGACTATGACGTTGTTGTAGGAGACGAAGCGCACCAATTTAAATCCAAGTCTCTTATTGGCATCATGACCAAACTAAAAGACTGTAAGTATAGATATGGATTTACGGGAACTCTCGATGGATCACAAACACACAAATGGGTTTTAGAAGGACTCTTTGGACCTAGTTATAAAATTACTCAAACAGCAGAACTAATTGAAAAAGGACATCTATCAAAACTTGATATAAAAATTCTCTTATTAAAACACACTCCACAAAGTTTTAATACTTACGAAGATGAGATTAAATATCTTATCGGACATAACAGAAGAAATCATTTCATTAAAAATTTAGCCCTTCATTTAAAAGGCAACACTTTAATTCTCTACAACCGAGTGGAGAGTCATGGACAAATACTTTATGAAATGATAAATAGTGCTGCAGAAGATGGTCGGAGAGTGTTCTTCGTCCATGGTGGTGTAGACGCTTCCGAAAGAGAACAAGTTCGGGAGATCGTAGACAGCGAGTCAAATGCTATAATCGTTGCTTCATACGGAACATTCTCAACTGGCGTAAACATTCGAAATCTCCATAATGTTGTTTTTGCCTCTCCAAGCAAATCTAGAATTAGAAATCTACAATCAATAGGTAGAGTTCTTAGAAAAGGTAACAACAAAACCAAAGCAGTATTATACGATGTCGCTGACGACATCACTTACCATCAAAGAAAAAATTACACACTCAATCATTTGATTGAACGAGTTAAAATTTACAATGAAGAAAACTTCAATTATGAATTTACACAAATAAAACTAAAAGATTAATCCTATGCATGAAGAAGAATTCTACGGAACTATTAAATTAATCTCTGGTGAAGAAATTTTTGCAGAGATTCTCCCCACCCAGGAAGGCAACCGTACTCTTCTGCTTCTTAGTGATCCTGTGCAAGTATCAACAGTCTCTCTTAGTACTACTGGAGTCGAAGGAGTTAAAATCGACCCATGGATTAAAAGTCAGAGTGACTCTATGATCGTAATCGATATGGATAAAGTCATCACTATTTTAGAAGCCGATGACGACTCTGATATGACTCGTGCCTACAGGAAGTTTCTAAGACAAAGAGAAAGAGGCAGCAGTAAAACTAAAGTAAGTAAAAAAATGGGATACCTAGATTCGGTATCCAACGCTCGTATTATGTTAGAAAGAATCTATAGAAGTAAAGAAGCTTCTACTGATTCTGAACTCTGACAGAGTAATTGTACACATATTCTGAAGCCTTGTCAACTTGTCAGGATTAAGTTCATGTGATACAATATCTTCAAAGGAATTAGTTCCATTAAACAGGTAATTATGGCATGGCAATTAGACCAACGACTAGAAAGAGATCCGAACATTATGTAAATAACAAACAATTTTTGGCTGCGGTCATTGAATTGAGAGATTTTTTTAATGAAGGTAAAAAACTCGGACATGAAAACCATCGGGTCTCCATTAAATATTTCAAAGAACACAAAGATCGTATTGTAGCAACAAAATTCCGAAGGTGTTATGAATACCTAGGTGATTGTTTCTCCAAAATTGGAAACCATTTGGCATACAAACCAAACTTCGTAAACTACATGTACCGCGAAGACATGGTTTCTGATGGCATTGAAAATTGTATTCAGTATATTTGCAACTTCGATCCCGAAAAGTCTAATAATCCTTTTGCCTATTTCACTCAGATTATCCATTACGCTTTCCTCCGTCGTATTCAGAAGGAGAAAAAACAAATGGAAATCAGAACTAAGATCATCGAGAGATCTGGATATGATGAAGTCTTCAGTGTAGATGATGACTTTGGAAACTCGGCCGATTACAACTCCATTAAAGACGCAGTACAATCTAAATTATACCAATGAAAATTGCTATTATCGGTAAAGGGACTAGTGCCCTTGTGGCTTCTATGATTTTCCTCAGACGAGGACATCAGACTGAACATTTTTACGATCCAGACCGACCATTTCTTCGAGTGGGGGAATCGACTACTCCACACATCTCGTGTTTGATGCGCGATGTTTTGGGTATGTGTATCGGCACCTTTGTCGATGATGGTATTGTATCTTACAAGAATGGCGTACACTTCATTGATTGGGGTGTAGGCGGAGAGTTTACTCACCCATTCAACAGTAATCATACTGCTTTCCATTTGGACAACCAGAGATGGAATCAGTATGTTATTGAACTGCTGGAAAAGAAGCGTGGAGTTAAGTTCCACCCAGAAGTTTATAACGGATATGAAGTTGCTGAAGGTGAAACTCATATTACAATTAATGGCAAACCATTTGATTTTGTTGTAAATTGTAGTGGTTGGAATGAGGACGATAGTCAGTATGACGAACCTCTGATGCCTACGGTGAATGCAGCACTGCTTCACCATATTCCAACAATGGATCAGTACCATCATACTGTACACCGTGCAACTCCACATGGTTGGCAATTCCAACTTCCATTCCCCGAACTCAACGGCGGCGAAAGTCACTGTGGTTATCTGTATAACGACCAAGAAACTACTGATGAGGAAGCGATTGCTGAACTCAAAAGAATGTATGGCGAGGATAAAGAGTTTAAACAGATCAAGTGGAAACCTCGTTATGCGAAAAACATGGTTGTCAGTAAGTGGGAGGCTTTGAACGGTAACAGGCTGTTCTTCCTCGAACCACTTCAGGCTCTTTCTCTTGATTACTATAAACTTCTTTCTGAAGATATCTGTAATTTTGCTGAGAAGAGAGATTACCCTGCTTTGGTTACTGCCAATAGAAGGTTCCGTCAGGAAATGTTGGACTATCAGTATGCCTTGTCTCTCCATTATCAGTTTGGTTCAAAGTATGACACTCCTTTCTGGAATAGAGTTACTAAGATTGCCTCTGATAACTTGAGTAGACATCCAGTTACATGTGATGATGATCTCTTCTTCGATATGATGATGGTAGATACAATGACTTCTGATGATCTTACCACCCCTTATCAATGGAAAGAACAAATTCGTCCAGAAGATTATGGGCCTAATAGACCTAATATTGGACACACATTAACGAATGAGTGTATTGTTGGTGGATTTAATTACTTTGATACAAAGACTCTCTATTGTGGATTTAAACAAATCAGATTCTTAGAATTTGAAGAAAAGTACGACGGACTGCCATGCAACTCTCAAAAGAACTAAAGGAAGGGACTAAAAAGTCTCACTCTGCTGCGGAGAATACCCAATTCGTTGCTGCGTTTCTCCGCGGCATATTGGATGAAACGCAATATCGAAAACTGATTGCAAACTTCTACTTCATCTATTCTGCGATGGAGACAAGAATTGATCAGTTGCAAGATCATCCAGTTGTAAGTCAGATTAATCTTTCTGATCTAAAGAGAAAGAGTTCTTTGGAAAGGGATCTTTCTTATTACTATGGTCCCAATTGGAAAGAAAAAGTTTGCCCCTCTTTGGCGACACAACAATATGTGGATAGAATTTTGACGTGTCCCCCAGAATATCTGGTGGCACATCACTACACTCGTTACCTTGGAGATCTTTCTGGTGGACAAATTCTGAAAGGAATTGCCAAAACAGCTTTAAATCCTCCCGAAGGACTTGGACTGGAATTCTATGAGTTCCCCAATATCGATGATGCCAAACTGTATAAGAAGTGTTATCGTGGTATATTGGATAACCTTCCCATCGATGATTCGATGATTAACGCTCTAGTCGCAGAGGCAAACTATGCCTTTAGATTGAACATGTATATGTTTGAAGAGTTTGAAGGTTCTGCTGGCAAGTCTTTACTTAACCTTATTATTAATTTCCTAAAACGTAGATGAAGGTTGCGATTATTACCGATACTCACTTCGGAGGGCGTAGGGGAAATAAAACGTTTCATGATTACTTTCAAAGATTCTATGAAGACGTTTTCTTTCCTACTCTAGAAGAGAGAGGAATCAAGGCGTGTATCCATATGGGAGATGCATTTGATAATCGAAGGAGTGTTGACTTCTGGGCTCTAAACTGGGCAAAGAAACATGTATATAATCGATTTGCTGATTTAGATGTTAAGGTGTGGCAACTCGTTGGAAATCACGATGCCTATTACAAAAATACTAACGAGATCAACTCTATCGAGTCTCTTCTCGAAGACTATACCAATATCGTTCCCATTTCTTCTCCTGGTGATTACAAAGTAGGTGATCTAAATTTCTTTGCAATTCCCTGGATTTGTGCTGAGAATAGTGAGGAAACCTTTGAGAAAATGAAAAAGACCAAGGCAAAAGTTGTCTTTGGTCATCTAGAACTCAATGGATTCAAACTTCATCGCGGTAATGTTCAACAACACGGTGACGACAAAGATAAGTACGAAAAGTTCGACTACGTTTTTTCTGGCCACTACCACACAAAGAGTAGTGATGGTCATGTCTTTTATCTCGGCAATCCATATCAACTCTATTGGAATGATGTAGATGATGCTCGTGGATTTCATATCTTAGATACCGAAACCTTTGAGTTGGAGTTTATTCAAAATCCATATACCATCTTCGAAGTTATTCCTTATGAAGATACTAAACCTGCCTTGTTCAATGCGAGTAAGTATAAAGACAAGATTGTAAAGGTAGTTGTTAGAAAGAAGTCTGACCAATTCCAGTTTGAACAGTTTATTGATAAACTTTTCAAGGCGAATGTTCATGAACTCAAAATCATTGAGAATCTTTCTGTCAATGATGAGGAAGTGGATTTTGATGGCGAGAAAATAGAAGACACTGTGACTCTTCTGAATAAATATGTTGAAGACTCGGATTTTGATTTAGATAAAGATCGAGTTAAGAAACTTCTGGAAGAAGTTTATACGGAAGCTTGCGAAATGGTCTAATGTTCATTCTGGCCTTGGATGAAGAGTCTGGAGACGGCGCATATGCCGTTACCGATGATGAAGGAGACAAGGCTCTCTATATCTTCGAAGAAGAGGATGATGCGGAAAGATTTATTGTTCTTCTCGAAGCAGATGATTATGTACCCCTCAGAGTTGTAGAAATCGACAAAGAGGTCGCCATAAAGACATGTGAGTTGTATAATTATAAGTATGTAATCATTACACCAGAAGATTGTGTAATACCTCCTAAAGAATGATTAAGTTTGAAAAAATTCGATGGAAGAACTTTCTCTCTACGGGTAATAGTTTCACTGAAATCGATTTAGTTAAGGCGAAAACAAATCTAATTGTAGGTACTAACGGTGCGGGGAAGTCCACTATTTTGGACGCCCTGACTTTTGCGTTGTATAATAAACCATTCCGTAAAATTTCTAAGACTCAACTAGTTAACTCAGTCAACGAGAAAGACTGTCTGGTTGAGATTGAATTCTCTATTCATAATAAAGAATATAAGATTGTCCGAGGCATCAAACCAAATCTTTTTGAGATCTGGGTTGATGATCGTATGCAGGATCAGTTCCCAAGTGCAACGGATCAACAGAAGTATCTTGAAGAAAATATTCTTAAGTTAAACTATAAGTCTTTTACTCAGACAGTCATCCTGGGATCTGCCACGTTTGTTCCCTTCATGCAGTTATCTGCTGCTCATCGTAGAGACATTGTTGAGGATCTCCTTGACATTCGTATCTTCTCTGACATGAGTAATATTTTGAAGGAGAGAATTAGATCCAATAACGAACTTGTCAGGCAACTTACGATCAAGAAAGATATGGTCGAAGACAAGATCGAGATGCAAAAAGATTTCATTGAAGATCTAGATAAACGAGGCAAAGAAAGTATTGGAAAAAAACAAGAGAAGATAAAAGAACTTCTTGTTCTTTCTAAAAATTTGCAAGAAGAAAATATTAAGAATCAAAAAATCATTGAAACTGAACTTCAAGTAGAGGCCGATTCTTTATCTAAATCTGACGCAACTCTTAAAAAACTTTCTTCTATCAGATCAAAACTGCAACAAAAGATGCAGAACTTGACTGAAGATCATAAGTTTTTTAAAGATAATTCGGTTTGCCCTACCTGCGAACAAGATATTGAAGAACAGTTTCGCTTAAATAAAATTGGGGATATTGAAAGTAAAGCCAAAGAGCTTAACGATGCATATAATGATCTGAAATCAACAATTGCTTTAGAACAATCTAAAGACAAGAGATTCTCAGAACTATCCTCGCAGATCTCTGAGATAAACTATGGCATTTCTACCAACAATACAAAGATTACTGAGTACCAACGTCAGACTTCAGAACTCGAAGGTGAAATTCAAAGAACTACCAACCAAATTGAAAATCGAAATTCTGAACGAAGCAAACTACGGGATCTTGAAAATGAATTGTTGAGTTGCGAAGAAGAGAGATCTAAAGAGTCGGAAGATAAAACATACTTAGAGTTTGCCCAGTCCTTGATGAAAGACAGTGGCGTAAAGTCAAAAATCATCAAGAGATACCTTCCCATCATGAATAAGCAGATCAATGATTATCTGCAAAAGATGGACTTCTTTGTTAACTTTACTCTAGATGAAGAATTCAAAGAAAGTATCAAGTCGCCTATTCACGAAGACTTCTCATACGAGTCCTTCTCTGAAGGTGAAAAAATGCGAATTGATCTTGCTCTTTTGTTTACTTGGCGAGATATTGCTAAGATGAGAAACTCTTCATCCACAAATCTTTTGATCTTGGATGAAATCTTTGATAGTTCTTTGGACGCCCAGGGCACAGACTTCTTTACTGTCCTTATTCGGTATATTATCAAAGACGCCAATATCTTTGTGATCTCTCATAAAACTGAAGAACTAACCGATAAATTCGAAAACTTAATTACCTTCGACAAGGTATCTGGATTCAGTAAGGTGGTCAGTTGACAAAGGGGCACAAAGCCCCTTTCCTGATCCGTCAAACCGTGCAATGATAGGATCAATTCAGGAACACTAGATGAAGTCCGTCAACTACGAAGTCAAGGGTCAACTGGCGAAACTCCTGGCAACCGAAGACCTTATTATTGAAAACAGACAGGTCTCTACTGCCTCCTTCGATGTTGATCGACGTATTCTTACCCTGCCGATGTGGCAGCGTGCTTCCAACGTCGTATATGACCTTCTGGTGGGTCATGAAGTTGGACATGCACTGTATACTCCAAATATTGATTGGAAAAAAGATCATCCAGATATTCCTAAGAGTTTTGTAAATATCATCGAAGACGTTCGTATTGAACGACTTATCAAACGTAGGTTTGCTGGACTCAATAAGACTTTCTACCGAGGTTATTCTGAATTGTCGGATCAAGACTTCT